ATGATGTATTTACTGGTGATAAAAGTACTTTAAGATATTCACCTAGAACAGGTACTATAACTGAAAGTAGATATATTGCTGCACTAACTGATCAAATGGATGTTGATGAAAAAGGATCTTTTAGATTATTAGGTTATCTAGCAAAAAGCATAATTAAGCTAGGACCTGAAATTCTTACATTCGGTTATATGAAAACTAGTGTAAATGAAAACAGGGCTAAGGCTGCTTTTGAAAGATTTAAACAAGAAAATCCTAATATACCAGCAATTGCAAATGGTACTTATAGATTTGAAGACTTTTTAGAATATAAACAAGGGCAAATAAAAGCTCTTGCAACAGAGTTAAGATTTATTATAATAATTTATTCATTATTAGCTGCTATGGGATCTGGGGGTGATGATGATAAGTACTATAAAAAAAACTTGGCTACGCGCACTCTTTATAGGGTTCTTAATAGATACCGAAGGGAACTTGTAGGTATTATTAACCCTAATGACTGGTTGTCAATGTTTAAAAATCCTGTTCCTTTAATGGGACTAGCTGTTGAATTTCAAGCTACCCTTGGTAATTTTACTGATGAAATACTTGATGTTATATTTGGTGAAGCTGAAAATAGAAGTATGCTTAATATTAAAGGTAATGTAAAAAAGAAAGATAAAACACCTGCATTTTATAGGAGTTTAAATTGGATAATAGGTTATAAGATGTTTAAATGGTTAGACATTTTTGAAAGAGATGAAAAGAATAAATAAATAAAAAGGAGAGGCTGTTAGACCTCTCCTTTTTTTATTACTTACCTAACTCTTTAATAGCTTTCTTAGCTTTATTAATACTTGCAAAACTACCTAAATAAACTCTCTTACCTTCAACAGTAGGACGAGCCATATAAGTAGTATTATCAATATTCTTATTACTTACATATACTCCTTTAGGTAATACATCTCCTGTACTAGTAACACGTTTACCTTTAATAGTTTTAGTAGTTACACATTTAACTTTACCTTTTGTTGTTTTAGTCTTTCCTTTCATTCTTATTCTTTTAAAATTTTATTAATATTATCTTTAATTACTTTATTCTTATAATACACTGTGCATAGCCAGCATTTTTTAACTATTTATTTATCATATTCATACTCCAGAATTTTACCAACAAGATCACTTCGATGATTAGCTTTTAATTTAATCCACTTAATACCAGGTATTTGTTTAGATAATTCAATAGCATAGCTCAGACCATTATATTCATCTTTAATGTCTTTTTGCTCGTTATCTCCATTAATAATAATCTTACCTGTTTTACCCAATCTAGTTAGAATAGCAAGCATTTCAGCTTTAGTAGTATTTTGACTCTCTTCTAAAATTAGAATATCATCAATAGTTTTACCTCTAATAAACTGAATAGGTAAAGCTTTGATTTTACCTGACTCTATTAGATTCTCTACTTCAGCCTTATTAGTGCAACACTTATTCAGATTTTCTATAAAAGCTTCCATATAAGGGTCAAACTTTTCATCTAATGCACCAGGAAGAAATCCTAATGATTTACCTACTTCAATAGCTGCTCTTGTATTCCAAATACAATTAACTTGTTTCTTTTTAAGAAAGTCTAATGCTGCTTGAGCACAAACTAAACTTTTACCAGAACCAGCTCTACCTGTAATTACTACAATTTGATTTGCAACAATTAAGCTTTTAGCATGTTTTTGCTCATCATTTAACTGGATAGCATTGATTACCTTAATCTCTCCTTTTCTCTGTCTGTTAGGTTCTTTCATATTATAATTATTTTATTTCACAACCAGATGCTCCACAAGCTATTTCATCAACTAGTGTAGTATTATCATCTTCTTCAATAACTTTAGTAAGATCAATAGAATGAATATGCTTAACTAATTCTTCATACTTCTCTTTAGTTATATCTTCAAAAGGAGCTTGAATATAGCTACCACCATCATAAGGTAAAACACTTAACCCGTTAAAAGAGGATCTATTATCCCACATCCAATTACCAATAGACTCCCATTCATCATCTTTTACAGATATAGTAGCAGATATGTTATGAGTATTTTCACCAGCATTATGCCCTGGTTTAACCCAAGACTCATTTAGAAATTTAACTTTTTCAAGTAACTCTAATGCTGTTTCTTTGTTTCTAATAGTAGCTCCTTCAGGTGCTTTAATAGGGATTTCTACTACAGCGCTATTAGCAATCATCTTATAGTCTTGTATAATCTCAGGATGATTAGCACTTAGATACTCATAGATAGCCTCAGATTTATTCATCTGCATTCTTCTAATATAATAATCATTGTGCCAAGCATGGATACCTGAACTTACACCTAATACTAAACTAGTAGTACCAGATGGTTTAATACAAGTTGTTCTAGCTGCATGATTAATACCTAAGTAGTTAGCTAGATGCTTGTTAGTTTTAATAACAACTTCTGTAGCTTCTTTAGGGTCATACTTAAATACCTCATTAGAAGCAATACCTGTCATTCCTATACCTATTAGAGCATCTTTCTCAGTAGTCTTCTTCCAAATAGGTCTTAGATAATGGAAGTCAGTAAAACCTGCTTGTAATGTACCAAAGAATGATGCCGCTTCTGCTCTTTGATTATAGTCTTCTTGAGATTCTAAATTTGATACATTAATCTCAGATAAGTTACAGAACTGGTAAGGTCTTAGAGCTATTTCACAACAAGGGTTAGTACCCCAATCTGGATTATTAGTAAAATAAATACCTGGTTCTCCACTATTAGATAACTCAATTTTCTTCCACAAGTCTAAGAAAAAGTCTTTAGATATCTTATGTCTTACTAAGACAGCAGAGTTATTAGCTCTACCTCTTTGAGGATTTTCTTCCCACCAATTACCAAACTTACAAGTAAGCATAGCTTCATCATCTGCATTGAATAAACAAATTAATGCTGCTCTACGAATACCTCCTGCTAGTACTGAATCAGCTAAGTGACATACAATATCATGTACTTCTAATGATGTTAATTTCTCACCATTACTCTTTCTATCAAGAATCCTTTCTATTTCAAATAAACACCTCATAAGTGGCTCAGGCCCTGGAGCTTTACCACCAGCTGTAATAAGTCTTTGTCCTTTAGGCCTAATATCACTAAAATCAAAGTTAGGTTTAGTAGTTCTAAGTCCAAAATAACTAGCCATAAGATGTCTTACAGCATCAGCCCAACCTTCAATACTATCACCTACAAGATACTTTTGTTCCTTAGTAGGTTTATGTATTTCAGGTAACCTATCAACATGATTATTTTGAACAGAGTAGCCTACACCTGTACCTCCTAATAGTAGGAACATAATTTCACTAAAACTTCTATAGTCATCTATAGGTAAATAACAACAGTTATAAATTCTAGCTTCATTCTTTTCAATAGCAGCACCAGAGAACTGCATAGCTCTCATACTAGGCAATACCTTTTTATCATATATAAACTTTGATTGATAGATAATATCTTCTTTTAAATTAGGATACTTCTTAATCATCATATTTATATACCTATCTACTACTTCACTATAGGCTTCTCTTCTTTTTAAGATTGGATTATACTTTGCGTACTTGTTAAAAACTACTAAGTCGCTTAACACTTGAATTGATGTTTCTGTTTTGTTTTCTATCATATATATTATTTATCTACCACACATTATTGAATGGGAGGACATACAATTTATCCTCCCTAATCAATTTTTACAACTTTCTCTTATAATACATAAGATATTACTTAGTTATTTTTACTATCTTTCTTAATAGCTACAGAATGATACTTGCCACAAGTCTTACATTGATATTGTTGAGTTTGTCTTCCAGCAATACTAATTCTTACTTTGTGTTTAACTATATTTTGAGAGCCACACTCAACACAGTTAATACCATTACCTTCTATTTTAATAGTTTTAGTAACTTTATTCTTCAAATAAGGATTTAATTTATTGAATACTTCTTCTAGGACTTCAACATCTTGCTTACAATATGCTACCATCTTGTTTAAAGCTTGTTTATTATGTCTTAAAACAACATCATCCCATAATTCTAATCCTCCAGTTTCCATTTTACCTTCAGAACCTAAGAATTTACTAATATAATCTAACTTGTTAGAGTTAAATAAGAATAGTTTCTTAGCTTCTTTTAAGGTGTCAATAGATTGAATAAAAGGAGTTAATGCTACTCCGTGATATAAGCATCTAGTTCTTAACCATTTGGTGTCAAATCTATCTGAATTATGTCCTATCACTTCGTCAGCTGAATTTAAAATTTCAGCAAACTTTGCTACTAACTCACTATCATCTCCCTTATTCCAAGTTAAATACTTAACTTGGCTATCTCCATCCCACTTGTAAGCTACACAAATAATTGCTCGTTCTTGAATAATATCTTTATCAGTTAACCTAACTTCATAACCTATTCTCCAAGATTTAACTATATTATAAGATGTTTCAATATCATAAAATAGTCTTTTAAACTTTTTAACTCCTTCTTTCTTCCCTTTGCTACTCATTATTTAGATATTTGTTTATAATCAGCTTAGCTTCTTTTTCTGATTTTGAGTCTTCTTCTATCAAAAAATGCCTAACCGTATTAAATTCTTCTTTAGATAATTGAGGTACTAAAACATCTAACTGATCTACAGTTATTCCTAACCCTTCAGCAGTTAAATGTTTAATAGTATACTCAAAATTATCATTATCGGAGTTATGCCCCGCTACTTCCGAATCCATTATTACCTCTTTGTGTTATAGGAAGTTCTGCTACTTCACTAAAATTAATAGTTGGAATAGGTAAAATAACAAGTTGCCCAATTCTTTCACCTACTTCATATAATTTAGGAGCAGTTTTATACTTAAATCTAAGCTTAATCTCTCCTGTATAAGCAGGATCAATAACTCCTACTGCATTAGCAAGAAATAAATCTTTTTTAGATACACTACTTCTAGGAAATATAAAACCTCCATAGCCTTCAGGTATCTTCATAGCTAGCCCAGTACCATACTCATAATAAGCAGCTTCTTCAATAGTAATTGGTACATGTTTAACTGAAGTAGCAGTTAAGTCTGCACCCACATCTCCTATATTAGCATAAGTAGGAATTACAGCCTTCTCATCTAACTTCTTAAATTGTACAAAGACATTTGGTTTAGCCACATCTTCTGCATAAATTACTTCACTTGCTTCTTTAGTCATTAAATTCTAATTTTAATTGTTGTTGTTTGTAAATATCATTTCTATCATCATCTCCTCTTTCAAGATGTATGTTCTCTCTAAGCATCATTAGACTAGCTATTGCATGGTCTATATGATTATGGGTAGACTCATCAATATCTTCTCCAGTCATCCAAGAACTCATATGCCTTTGAGCTGCATCATAATAACGTAACCAATTAGTTCCGTGTGAATAGTTAAACTTGGAATACTTGTTAGCTCCATAATTAAACACTTTAGCCACACTCATTAAAGTTAATTGAGGTACGTCACTCAGACACGGTTTACCTTCATCATACTTAATAGTTTCCCTTACTTTCATTGTCTTCTTTTCTAAAATATTCATCTCTATACTTTTCTACTTCCATATTAGGAACTGAAGCCACTTCAGCATCCTTATCTAGTACAACACCTAATGACTCACTTAAATGTTTTCTTGCTTCCTTTGTAGGATATAAACAAGATTTAGTTCTACTAAAAAGAGTTTTAGTTTTATCATATCTTAATAAGATACTTAATAAATTCTCTTTAAAGTCTTCACTCATTTGTGAATACTTACCATTAACAAACTTATTAAAATCATTTAAATAATGCATAGGTACATACATCTTAACAATACACCAATCTTCAGATGTTTTGTATCCAATATAGTACTCATCTATACTTAAAGTTTCTAATATTTTATTAAATTTGGTTTGGTCTGAAATAGGTTTTTTAAATGTTAAGTATAAAACATCTTTTTGAGTATCTCCTCCAATATAACAATTATGGAAGTTTTCACCATAAAAATCAAATGCATACCCTAACATACTTCTTACAAAGATACTTGATTTAGTAACTTTAGTTACATCAAAATTACCTTCCTTACTAGTTTTTTCTATCTCCTCTATCATCTATCTCCTCTTACTAGTTATTATTATTATTATAAATTTAGATTAGCCTCTAAATCTAACTTATCTTCTACTAGACTTGTTTGAAAGAATAGTCCTGAATTACCTAATCCTAATAACTTAATAAGCTTGTAGTTTTTAGTAAATTCCTCTATGCCTTTGTATTCCCCAAATTCCAAAATATAACTTAGTAATACTAAGTTTCTATAAGGCTCATCTTGTTTAAATACTTTGGCGGCAAATGCACTACCTTTACCTGGAATTCCTTTAATATTATCTATAGAATCACCTGTTATTACTTGTGTCCACAAGTTTAACTCAGCGGTATCTTCACTAATATCATAAAATTCTGGCTTCTTGTAGTTAAAATGA